CACTATAAGCGTCAAGAACTTCGTAAACAGAAGTGGTACACATTTTATTATCCGCATTTTTATAGTACAGGTTCAGCTTAGTACCATCGGAATACCAAAGAGCGTCACGCATCTGCGGAAGTTGTGTCTTCAATAAAGAAGAGTATTTCGATTTCCACTTCTGCATTCCATATACGGCAGCAAACCAAAGTGGCATCACGGCAGGATCATACAGATAATTGCGAAGAGTGGTCATGGACTTGATTGGTTTCAGTCCACGTTCTATCGCCTGGTGATTGTACTCCTCAAATATCTGAGAGTCGTTATAAATAGGAAACTTACTACGTTTTAGTTTTAGCAACAAGCGTCCTTCCAACGGTCCGATCTTACGAGTGTTCTGGTTACCATTCTTGGCACTGATCAATACCTCATACCCATACTTCTTATAAGCATTGTACTTTTCACGCAGACGAGCAGCATTAGCGGGAAGCGTATGTTGATACAGCGAACGAAGTTTCTCACAAGTACCCATTACAGCCTCCCAAATTTCCCTGGAGTGTGAATAACCACTCTTCCTGTGCAGCGATTTCATTTCATTCTCCACACAAATCATTTCATTCATTACTTGTGCGTTCAGTACATATTCTGTCTGTTTCACATCTGTCAGGCTGCTACCATCGGATAATGTAAATTTATCACGGTAAAATTCAATAGCTTTGCTATCAGTTCTTAGTGTATCACTCATGGTTTCTTCTTTGATTTGTTCTTTCAGTTGCTGTTCTGCATCCGGGTACTTGGCGTCATAAGCCTCCTTGATGGGTTTGTAAAGGGAAACATAGTCAATGAGAGCACAAGAACCTTTCCCTTTCCCCGGACGGAGTACACGAATCTTCCCTTCACGAACTTTCTTTTTATAGTTCGGCTCACTCAGGATTCCCCCCTGAGTCACCAGCTCAGCGAAAGTCACGCACCGTATATTACCAAACATTTCCATAATCAAACATTTTAAATTTGCACAAGCGTCCGGCACTGACCCGAACCCGTAAGCCACTCATAAGAGTTCTTATCTTGCATGTGAGAAAAACACTATTCCTATTCCTCACGAACCGGAATAGTCTGCTACCTTTGTAGCTATCCAAACCAATAAATTATATAATCATGAATATCACTGTCGATAAAAAAGATGCCGTTTTAGCTGCCGCTATTGATGCTGAACGTTACCCTGCTTGTCATATGAGATACGATGCTCCTAAACCATTTGATATACCATACCCGGAAACGATGCATGTTCTTAGAGAGCTTGCCCAAATGGGATATATATCCAAACCGGAACCTTATGGGGAAGAAGTGCATTTCAAAGCTAACTCAGGACTTAATTCTTTCTTCGAACGGGGTGGGTTTCGTGCTCAGGAACTTTTCCTTGAAGCTAATCTTACAAAGATATGCCACGAAGCGGACAAGCTTGCGTCGGAACTCCCACCATCTTTCACTGAACGAATAAAACCAATCCTTGAACTCGCCAATTCGGCTGCTACTATCATACAAGGGATAAACACCGTTCTCGGTAAATAAGTATCGGCAGTAGACAGAATAAAAAGCTTTCTTGTCCGAAATATGAACACGTTCATATCTCACCAATTTAGATTCTTCTATCAGCCAGCGAAGTTTATACAGCCGATACAATATACGGAGGGCGCGAAACATCACTCAGCCCTCCTTTCTTCCTCCAAAGCCCGTCCCAACAACATCACCACCGCCAATACCACCAGCATTCCTGCCGTACAAGCTTCTTTAAAAGTTATACCTATACCATCGGCTAAACTGACAGCCATTGCTATAGCTATAACAGCGGCTACATTCTGAATCCATCTAATTGCTTTCATATCATTGCTTATTAAAATTATTACTCAAAATATCTATCCCTATTCATCCCGAACCGGGATAGTTTCGCTACATTTGTAGCTACCAAACTTAAAATTAATTTTATCATGAATCACTTTATGAGAATCACCTTCCCATCAACTGACGACAACACTATTTCAAGTGTGAGATCAGAGTTTGCGCATCGTCTAAGGAAAATGAACCTGAGATACAAAAGTGACATCTATTATCCTGAGTCTTCATGGTCAACCCCTGCATTTGGAGTTCCTGAGGAACTGACATTCTTAATCGGTGCGCCAAAAGATAAGCAAGTAAACTACTTGGAGATAGAAAAGACTCTTCACAAATTAGCGGACGAGATGAAAGTACTTTTTCCGCATATCGGTAAGATACATACTGAATTTCAACCCCTTCTTCTTCCGAGGTAGATTCTGCGCAATTAACTTTCTCAAGTGTGTCCTGACACTTTTCAATAATACCGGCAGCAGAAATCATGCTGCTGGTATTATTATCTACTATCATTGATCTTTCAAAGGATGTTAATGTGATTTTCATAACTGAAATAATTAAATGGTTTATACTCCTTCAAAAAGTTATTGTTTCCTTGTATGGATTCTCCACCTTCTTTTTGATAGTGGTCACTTCATATTGCTCCGCTCCATGATTCAAGGCGTAAGCACGCAATATTCGAGCGGTAGGACTCTTAGTTTCAAAGCGCATTGCACTTTGCACTGTTCTTTCAGTCACTTTGAACACTTTGGCAATCTCTCTTTGGAGTTCCAAACTGATTTCAATCACTTCTTTTTTTTCTTCCATACTAACATTATTATTAATTGTTATTTCCTATCTTTGAAGCGTCTCCCATTGGAAGACTTTGCAAATGTATACTAAATATAATTAGCAGCAAAAGAAATTACTAAATATTTTTAGCAATAATGAATACTATTTTTAGCAGATTAAAAGAATATGTTGATTCACTGGGAATTAGTAATAATGAATTTGGTAGAGTTATTGGATGCTCTAGCGCTCAGGTAACCCAGATGCTGACACACGAAAAAAATTTCGGCGTGGATAAACTACTAAAAATATTTAGTGGATATCCAACCTTAAATCCTGATTGGCTTCTCACGGGTAATGGTCCCATGCTTCGAGATAACAAAACATCCGAAAGAAACAAACGGAGTAGTACGCTAATTACTACGCCAATTTCTCCAGCCGAAGAAGCTATTATATATAAGATGTATAAGGAGAAAGAAGCTAAAATTGAAGAACTAAACGCTAAAATGCTATCAATGTCTGAAGAGATTGGTCGCCTCAAGGCTCAAGTAGAACAACAACACCCAGAAATATCTGAATTTCATCCTAAGGGTTTAGACCATGTGAAGAATGCTTCTACAAAGAAAGCTTCTTCGCCAGATGCCGACAATGTGACCTCTGCCACTGCCCGATAAAAATGGATTTAATTGAAAATTAAGACACTATTTCTAATATAGTAATCACAAAAAATAAGAATATGGCAAAGAAAAATGTAACTGTTTTTAAGGTTGAATCAGCTGGAATTGATGAATTTTCCAAAATATTATTAAATCCAAATTTTTATTCAGCAATAGAGTTGGATTCACTGAAAACAACCGAATTAAAATTTGTTGAAAAAAATCCCAATGGAACTATTACTGGTCTATTTGTTACTACGCAAAAAAAAGGAATTCCACCAGCACATACTCCTGGTGGAGATGACTACACAGCTATTCCATTAGACGATGGACAAGGATTAGCATATCCAAACACAATATTATATGATCCTCACACAGGCGCATTGTATATTGAAACAAACAGGATCGGTGTAAACGAAGGACGTATTTGCGAATATTTCACATCACATGCACTAAAGAATGGACTAACAGAATTTAATATATCATTGCTTCCTATTCTGAAATCTGAAGCATACAAAAGAGTCGATAGAATGATTCTTATAGATTCAGTTGAATGTAAAATAGCTAATCCTATACAAATAATAAAAGACTCTGCACAAAATGGATCAATACGTCAATTTGGTGCATTAGCACGAGAATTGAATGCAACAAAAACTATGTCATTTATTTTTAAGTCGGAAGAAGTTACAGGAGGACTTTCGAAATCAGAAATACTCAATATGATAAAATTCTTCTCTCGTGTTATATCTGGTACTTCAACTGAATATAGAAATAATAAATTAAAAATAATTGGCCGTAACCATTTAGAAAATGAAGATATGAGTACGGCAGAAGAAGTGGTTGATTTACTTTTAGACAAAATTAAGGGATCATTTAAATTAGACGAACCCAATGTTGCTTCTCATCTACTCTATACAGAGAGGAAAAGGGGAATTACAGAAGTTTATTCTAAATTTAATAGAGAAGTTCTTAGCATTGTTGGGAATAAAATCTAG